TCGAGAGCCGAAACAGCCGACTTGAAAGCCTCGCGCTTGTCCTCAGGAAGCGCCGTCCCGAAATCCTCAAAAAGTCCCATTCTTTATTCCTTCGCCCCGAGAGTCATAGCCCCTCGACGCTTAAAAAGATCAAATACTACACAAACATATAGCTTTATTTTTATTCCGATTTATTCGATTTTCGCTTGACATAATCTATGTGATAGATATAATATAAGCACGGAGGCCGGAAATGCAGTTTTTCAGGGTTGAAAATGCGAAGCATGAAGGCCCCTATAATCCCACTGATCAAGTGCAACTAATGGACTATATCAACTCAAGGGGCATTGACATATGGGGCGCCTGTTTCGATGATTATATGTCAACCCATCCTAATCCGTTACATGATCCGATGCTAATTACAGCCTGGGGCAACATGAGCGACGAAGATAGGAAGCAATATATTTTCGGTTTTGATAGCATCGATTCTTTGTTTGCTTGGTTTAGGTTGCCGATAGAACTGGACTATCTCAAGGAATACGGATTTACGGTTAGCATTTATGAAGCCGATGAAATCCACGTAGGCAAATGGCAGGCCATAGCAAAAAAGAAAACGCTTAAACTTGTAGAAAAAATGCAATTTTAGCTTGACAAGTCTCTAATAATGGGTATAATTGAAGTATCAAGGGGGACGAAATGGAAACCGTATATGTCGATAAGATTGGAACCGCCCCGAATGCCTGGACCGTATGGGGCATGGATTATAACGGGAATTGCAATATCATTTTTCAAGGTTCAAAGAAGGCCGTTATCGACATGGCCGAAAAGAACAATTTTAGGATAGATTGGGTTTGATATGAGTATAAATGATACCATCCACAGCGTGCGTGGTTTTATGATCCTAGAAGTCCCCGATGGCTCCGCTGGATCGGCGAAGATTATGTATCCTGATCGGTTTATCGTTCCCCGATGTTATATCGAGCAAATACTAAATGAGGCGGCTGACCGGGCTTGCGCTATTTGGCTAGATCAGGATTGCGTTTTCCAGTCGGAAATTGACCACTTCAGAGCTCATATAGAGGCTCGCTTGCGTAAGGCAATAACTGCCGATGGATTTCCCGGTACTACTAGCCCTTGACATTCTTTCCGATCCGTGGTAGTGTTCTATTTGTCCCGCAGAGAGTCACGGGATTTATGTAATTGACCTCTGTCGCCAATCAGCAGGACTAAGACCCGACGCCGATAGGGAGGAAGCATACGTTTTCGGGAGATTGGCGTAAGTATGGCGGTTCCCACGATCACCGACATACGGCCCGCACGAGAGCCGGGCAACTTTTAATACTTAGCCGAAGGGGGAAGTATGACAATTGAAGAACTTATCCAGAGTCTAAAGAATATCAAAGCAAATGGCGGTGATGAAGAAAGAGACCATAGCAAGGCCGATCGTCTATTACTTGATTATATAAATAACCAAGAAGTATCCGACGCATTCGACGCTATAGATAAATGGTATGCTTAATCCTTAGCCGCTTGCTTTTACGATAGGAGGGAAGATGGACACGGGATTTAATGAAACAATTACCGTCAAGCGTTGCGAAAACGGATGGTTTATTGAAACGTCAAAGCCTGGGTTTACATGGCGCGAGGTTTATACCAACCCGATAGAATTGCTTGGCCGTCTCGCTTCATCGCTCGGGATACACGGCAAGATAGAATATGGGGGCGATAGCTTTATCGCTTAATACTTTCTAGCCTGTTCTTCCGCCGGAGGCAAAATGACTTGTATTTATTGTGGTGAAGAAATGATTGACATGACCTCGCCTGGATCATACGCTGGCCTAATATGTCTCGGATGCCACGCCGGATACGGAGCGGATTTTACAAATCACGAAACCCTTATGTCATGGAAACCCGGAAATGATCCGGGCAAAAGATGCAAACTAGTCCTAAATCGAGGACGACGCAGGCGTCAATACCTGCGCGCCTGACTTTCCGCTACTCTAGCCTTAGCCTCTATCGGCCATCCGGTAGAGGTTTTCCCATTATCTTTAGCCCATTGTTCGTAGGTCTGATACTCGACTATGCCCTTCCCTCTAACTCGCCTAAACTCAGGCTCTAGTCCATCGATAACCTCGATGATACGACATCGACAATTAATTACGTTCTCGGGTTGGCTAAATAATCCCGGCCCCTCGGCGCTATCTCCGCCGATGTAAAACAACCCCTTCTCGTCGGCGAATTGACCGTCAAGAGCCCCATGAGTGTCCCGCGTTCGAGTATCGAGCGTGGCTACCCACTGCTTCTTGGCTTTGATTCCAAGATCATCGAGCTTGTCATACAGCTCTAGGTGGCCTTGCGTGTAATTCCGCCCGGCCTCGGTTCGGACTATCATTTGTGCGTGCTGGTATGATTTACTCATATCATCGCGTATAGCCTCGACGGTCTTTTCAAACCATGATTTGCGCGACAGGGCGCGGGCTGTTTTGTTTATCGATTGACCAGTAACCAACATTCGAGTAATGGTCTGGTTAATCTTCATCGTGTCTTTTATTTCCCAGTTGCGGAAGCGGTCAACGAAATACTCCCCGCTCTGCGTACTGTAAACGCTTGCCCTAATCGCTTCAACGGGAAGTATCGGCCATTTTATGGCGACACCTAATGCCTGATCGTAGGCCCACGCGGATCCATAATAAGCATCAGCGTAAGTAGAAGCGGAATTATCCAAGGTTCCATTTATTGCCCTCCTGGTCAGCTTCCTATATTCTTCCGCTATAGCCCGCTTGACTGAATCTAATCTACCATATCTCCGAGCCTCCGTCAAGCTAGGACTGTCGCCCATCTTGGCATATAGGCTCGCTAGCTGGCCTTCAATCACTTTATAGGCTTCCCGATATCGCTTGGCTAGCTCTTGCTCAAATGCCTTTGTCGTCGCCTCGGTTCGGTCTGCATTGCGGAGGAGTAGTTTGTCAAGCTCCCGAGTCGGAGGCATCGTTTACTTCCTCGCCGGCCGGATTCTGCTCATTGAATAAATCGACGGCCTCTTGCTTTTGCGTTTCGAGCCTTGCTAGCTCCTCGTCAACGTCGCCAATTATGTAGGTCGGGAAAAGGCGAAGTATAGTCTCGTCTGATAGAACGTCCTTCAGCGTGGACGCAATCGTGGCAAGCTGGGCCAGGTCGTCGGGAAGGTTTCGATTCCAAGTTATTGTAACGTCAGTATTAGCCGCGTTATTCCCGGCGCTAAGATTCGACCCGAGCTTCTTAATCAGCGATATGCGATCCTGTAGGCCAATCGAGAAGTAGGTAGCAATCGCCGTGCAAAGGTACTCAAAGCCTAGAAGCTTGTACTTCTGCGCTACGCCGGAAGCCTGCACGAAAGTATCATCATTAGGATTGAAAAGCTGGAGCATTTCATAGATTAGGCGCTCGCAACGGTCGGCGGCGGTATCAATAAAACTAGCGTTAATGTCTTTAGTCAAAAAGGCTATTTGATCAGTTACGCTTTTTTCGCCCGCGAGATTCTGGAAAAGGCGAGTTTGCTTTATCTTGTCAACTTCCGTCTCGCCCGTATCCGGGTCAACCTCGTCCGATAATCGGCCCGCCATGAGCATATAGGAAGCCGCGAAGCGGGCAAGCTCATTAGCGACATCCTCCGACATTACCTTATCATAGAAGTCAATTAGCGCTGTTACATGGTCGAAAAGGTTGGAACCATCGGAGCTAATCTTAAACTGAACAACGGGGACGCGGCCATAGCCATGAGCCTCGGGCTGTCCATCGGGGGCAAGGGCTTCGACTGTCGGTCCCTGGTATTTTATTACTTGCGCCTCATCGTAGACATGAGCATAGAACGTAGTCTTATTGTCATAATCACGTTTTGACCAGTGGCGAATAAACCCGATTAGTTTAGGCTTTAGCGAATCGTCGTATATGGCGATACACTGGCTAACAGGAATCTGCGCGAACTGATCGGAACCGCCCTCGGTCCAATGCAATTCCCATGCTTCTCCGTGAGCTAGCGAAGTCGCGGCTAGCTCAAGGTCAATCAATCCCTCGTCGTTAGCATCAAAAATATCCGTTAGGCTCTGATCGTATCCATCGCCCGAATAAACTATATTCCCCTCTTTGAACATATAGCCTAGCACCATATTAATAGCCCGGCGAGCGAAGGGGACAGGGATACGATTATCCGGCTCTTCTTTAGGTGCGGGCGCGAGGATAGAAGGGTTAGTCCCCTTGACATATGCCGCCTGAACCGCAAGCTTTGACCGTCGGCCAGCATCCGAGGCGATTAGCTTTTGTACTTCTTTAAGGTCTATCAAAGTCCTAAACTCCTCGCCGAATATGGCGCGGCCCTGATTATTCGCTGTTCCTTGCTCACTCGATAGCGGATCGCGTCTATTCCGTGATTCCACATATCGATTGGCATATTCAACCATGTACCATTTTTATCTTGCTTCCACGAATAAGAACTAAACTCTCGTTGAAGATTAACCGATCTCGGCGTGATATGCTGCCTGAATTGCTTCATCGCGTTAATGCCGTTCCGTATCGAATCGGCGCCCTTGACGCAAGCATGGACATTAAACCCGGCCCGGTGGATTTCCTCGATGCTCTTAGGTTCGGCGCTATCGGCGATTATCTCATCATATCGGTTGACGCCGCATTCCTTCATTAGCGCGACTAAATCCTGATTCGTTAGGCCGGTTTGATAGATGATTTCATCGTACCATAATTCATCGCCTAAGCGATAAACAGCAACTAGCGCAGTAGGATCGTTGGAATATCCGAAGTCCAGGCCATAACCTAATAGTTTTGCATTCTCGGGATTATTGACCGTATCCCATTTATCGAATACAACGCCCTCGACGATTCCCCATTCGCCTAGCCCATAAACCCGGTAGGCGCTAGGATTCGTTTCCTGCAATCTCTCGATTGTCTTAGCGTATCCAGGATCAAGAAAGCAATTATCGCGATAAGTAGTCGTCAGCTCGTATGATAATTCTTTAATGCTCGGCGTATCGTAGAAATACTGCTTGAGCCAAGAAAAGGCGCTAGTCGGGTTAAATGTAAGTGTTATTTTCGGAGGCCGCCCGGTAATTGATCGGATACGGCGGTCAATTTCCTCGAAGTCCGATTGCTCTACCTGATCAGCTTCTTCAATCCATGCGTCGGTAGGATCGTAAATCGATTTTAGCTTATTAACATCGTCAAGGCCGACTAGAATTATTTCATTCTTGCCAGCCGTGAAGGTCATTTCAGTTTTGTTGACATTAAACACGGACGCTAGGCCCATGTCGTTTATTCTGTTTTGCAATAGTCTAAATACCGATTGGCGCATCGTAGCAGCAACCTTACGGGCTACAATAGTTCGGCTTAGTCGGATATCTAATGTCCTAATTATTACATCATCGGCGGCAGCATAACTCTTCCCCGACCCTGAACCGCCCCGCAGGACATTATATTTTAATTGGCTGTCAAAGAAGGGCCGGAATACCTCATTCCTTTTTACTAACATATTCAATCTTGATAGCTAAGGGCTCGCCCTCTTTGCCAGTTACTTCTACTGACTGCGGAGGAGTGCCATAGGCGCGATTTAGGATAGCGATAGCCGCCTTGATGCGCTCTCCCTGGTTCGCTTCATCGCTCGACATGATATCGACTAGAACCTGAATAGCCTTCGGGCTAGCCGCGCGCGCCGCATCCCTAATCTCCTCGGGAAGCTTAGGCCGTCCGTTAGGATTGCCACTCTCTCCCTTTTTCCATCTTCCAGGTCTTGTTTTATCCTTGTTTCCAGTTGCCATATTATCCCGCCCCTAGCAGTTCTAGCCCGCCAAGTGCTAAAAGTCTAAAATACGCCCCGTCAGGTACGCTTTCGCGTTTCCAAAGAACCATCGGGGGCTTTGTGTAATGAAAGGGCCTCTGTCTACCGATGAGCCACGGCGACTAAAGCGGGTCGGCCGACTCCGCATCCATCCCATTTAGTTTTCAGTCCTCACCTATGGGCAAAAGGACTATTCCGCTGGCTGGTGTCGCCCCATGGCGGCTCCGTTACTGTTTCCGCGCCCGGCGGATCAGATACCCGGTTTTAAATGCCCCTGGTCGGAACCATGCTAGCCTACGATCTAGCGGGAATCTCAGTCTGTATATCCCGGCCTTCGATCCCTATCTCCGCGCGAGGAATTGGGCTGATTCTAGACGGGCGCAGGAGTCGAACCTGCTATCATCGGCTTATGAGGCCGATATGGTATTCCGTTCCACTCGCCAGTCATTGGCCGGTCTACTCACCGGCAAGAGGCGAAAGGTGCTACCTCCCCGCCTTCCGAGCTACGGGTTCCGCCGCACGGGTGTCACGTGCATTCCGATACCCGACGACTCTCGGGCAAGAGTTACCTGTTTATGGCTTACAGGTTGCCGCCGCTATTTCGTCAACGGACGGACGCTATATAGCTTCGTATTCGTAATCGCCGCTATAAACATGTTCGGCGATACCTAGGCGATTTTGTATATCCCTAACATAGGTAAAGGCATTGCGTTTAATAGTTTCAAAGCACCACGCACGATCAGGGCAAAATTTCTTTTCCTCGAAAAGCTCGCACCACATTTCCTGAATAAAATCCTCAAGATCACAAGAATCATCCTCAAATGCGGTCTTGTTATTACGATATATTTTACGGAGCATGGCCTCGGCCTGATTTTTGAAGGCGGTATCATTGTAAATATCCATAAATAGCCCTTGCTCCATACTATATACTATCTCGCAACTAATGCACATTCCCTCATTTGTGATAACATACGCTCCATGGTTGCATGGCCTATTTGCATTTCCCCCGAAGCCTCCTTTTGGCTATATCCCCGTAACCAAATAATAAGCGCTTCAACCTTTTTATCCGAATATGGCTCTAGCAGTTCCGCCGTCATATCGGAGACCTCGGGACTTATTTCAAGCTCGCGAAGCCGGGAATAGATTGTCTCACGATCCATTCTTGAGCCTTTCAAGCCGCGCCTTATTCACGGCCTTAATCAATTCACGCTTGACCGCTAGAGTCTTGGCGGGATATGCGTCAATATCGGTTTCAAGGATATAGATATTTCGCCCCTTCTTTTGATACTTAATCCGATTTTCGCGGACTGCCTTATAAATGGCTTCCTTGCTATAGCCGATCTTCCTGGCACCATCGGCGGCTAAAATATAACCATCTGGGCACGGTATAGTCTTTATCTGTTTTGCATTCCTCGCATTTATCCTATCGACCTTTCGCTGTTTTCGCTCCTCTTCATGCCTAATTTTAGTAAGTCTCTTCCGCTCCTCGATCGCGGCTAGATTGTCTAGCCTATTTTTCTCGGATACTTTAGCTCGCTCGACTTTCCGAGTCTCCCTGCGCTTCGCTAGTTCCTCATTCCTTGCCAATCTCTTGTCCAATTCTCGTTTATATGTGGCTTCCTTCTGCGCTTCGATCTTTGCGAGCTTCGCCATTATCTCTTGTTCGCTCGGCTCATCATATTCAAAATTGACCTCTGTTGTAGTATATCTCGGCCCCGTTATACAAAGCGTCTGATAGCCAAATCCTCCTGGAGCACTAGCGGAGAAACTTATAGGCCAATCGCTCATGACTTATCCCCACCTTTGTTTGAGCACATTCCAGCACAGTCTCTAAGCGATGTCATACACTCGATACAGTGATTGGCCTTGTCTTTCCCCTCGCCAAGGATGGCGACGCGCAGGGTGGCCGCGTGTCGCTTGTCTTGCTCTGCCGTCGAGCCGAATCCGTATGCGGCCTTGACCGCCCTTTCCGCCGCCTTCCGCAACGTCTCGGCGTCGTGGGCGGCGAGCCCGGCGCGGTCGAATTGGCGGATCTCGTCGGGCTCCTCCGCGCTCTCGCTCGCGGGCTGCGGCTCGGACAGGCGGGAGCGGAGGGCGGCGGGCTCGTAATGCAACGTGCCGACGAGGCGGCCGATCGTTTGGGGAGTGATCGTTACGTCGTCGCACTCTCTATGCGCCTCCCCCTGCCCCGACGCGGATTGCCCTACCTGCATGACCTCGGCGCGTTCGGCCCGCTGCCTGTACTCGCATTTATCGCATCTCTGCCCCGACGCTGATAGGCGGGCCTCCTCAATGGCCTTTAGTGCGATCTCGCGAGCATCGGCGGCGCGCGTGGCGGGATTCTGCGCGAGTCTCGGATCGCCATCGTCAAACCACTTGTCCACCGACACCATCACGGCGTCGAGTTCATCCATGCGGAATTCATTTACAACGGCATCACGCCCGTCGAGGGGATCGTCCTGAGCGTAGAGGCGGAAGAGGGCGGCGTCTACCCCAGCCTCGAAACCAGTTTTATACGCCTCATTTGATGTCCAGTTGCTCCACCCATGAGCCTGTTCTTGGGCTTGGGCGTACAGCGCCTCCCGTACCTCATCCATAGCGTCGCTCATTGCGTAGCCTCCCTATTATGGGCTTCAATAATCCCTTCTGCATCGGACAGCTCATACACATGCCCTATAATCCTAGCCGGGCCATCGTTATACCTTCGATCGAGTCCTTCGCCGATGGT